GATAATAAACATGTTTGTATAGATCGGTGGAAGAACGAGCCTTTTCTTTCGAGCTTGGTGTCAAGCGGTCCAAAAAATTTCTCAAGATCTCGGTTAGATCTAATAAAAACAGGAGTGTTATAGGGGCCCTGCATTGAAAATCCAGGAACAAGTCGTAATGCTTGCGCATTAACGATAACACGTTCTGTATTATCAATTTCAACTGTATAAACGCCAGCTGATTTAAATTGTGTGAGGTCTAATGCAATTTTTGCCATATTAACGTTATTATTTTTATTCTATTTATTTTTAATTATTTCAGAAAATATTGCCAATTTTAATTTATATATCTACTTCAAAAAACTCATTTTTAACTTTTTTGCCATGGAAATGCAAAGCCTTTTTTCGCAAAAGGATAACTCGGTTTATATGTTGGAGCCGGCATAGAAAACATTGATGCGCTATTTGATAAATCGCTTTCATTAGAGTATAGATTTTTAAAAGCTTCATCACTCATATCTGAATTTTCTGAATATTTCTCAAGTAATTCATTGATAAATCGTTTTACATCTGAATCCTCTAGTTCATCCAAAAAATCAAATAGCCAATCTTCATATTCTGGCTCATCATATAAATGAGAAACGTTTACTGCACTCATAGCTATATCATCATGTACACCTAAGCCTCTCCATTTGCCATTTTTATCTTTTCCAAACGCTTTAAATTCTTTAATAGTTTCCTTTTCATTAAGAATTAAAATTCGTTGGTGAACAAGTTTTTTCCCCATCTTGCAATAAAAATCTTTATTAGAGCCTGTTTTAAATCCCGGCTTTTTTCTTGGAGGACGTTCTCCTTGAATAGGTTTTGTATGATGCGTATGCAAAATAACACTTTCATCATATTTATCATGTTGCGAAAGTTTATCAACAAAATGTTTCCCGTTAAAATTCATTTCTATTAGTACTTTGCATAAATCGTCGCCAAATTGATCAAACGTTAATACTTTTGTTACTTTTGCGCAATTTTCCTCGTCTTTTATATTATCTCTATATAATCCAACTTGAATAAGTCTAAACATATTTTTAATAGTCAATTCATCTTTTCGAAGTTTCTTTAATTGCGCAATGCTCTTGGGTTCTATACGAAATATATTACAAACATTGTAATCGTTATCTTTTAACTCATCCTCATCTTTTCCTTCGCCCGTGTCAATACTTAATACGAACCTATGTTGTTTTGAATTAAATTCTGCGTTAGGGTCAAAAGATGGGTGCCATACAAGATTTCGATACAAAAGATCGTCAAGGTCAGTTTTTTCTAATTCTTGAAATGAATATTCTGTTTCAAGTTTAGTTAAAAACTTTAAATCTGTTCCCGCTAATAAAAGATTGGAGCCAGCTCGATTAAAATCAAGACCAAATTCTTGGGCAAAATTTTCTTCTGTAAAGTCGGCAATCATTTTTTCTTTCCACGCTTCATCGTGCCCGGGTACTTCCCACCAATCTACACGTATTGACATAAATGAGTTCTTTCCTTTTTGAGCTTTATCCCATATATCAAAGAAAACATTATCGTCGCCATTTGGTGTGGATGAGATAATACATTGTGAAACTTCAGATGATGCTAATGTAGGATATACTGATCTCCAGAAATGGTTTGCTATTGATTTTTGTATATGGGCAAATTCATCAGCGTAAAGAACATGAATCGTAAAACCTATTTGAGCGGTTTTAGTGGTTGCCTGAGATGTTAACATACAGCCATTATCTAATTTCATTCCTCCTGAACCTGCACTAATGATTCCAGGCTTTAAAAAGAATGGCAATCCTTTGAATACGTCCGTAACTTTACTAACAATTTCAAATGCTGTTGCCTGTTTATTAGCCAAAATTGCAAGGTTTCTATCATTATGAAAACACATATACCATGCAAAATAAGCAGCAATCGTTGTTGTTTTTCCTGATTGTCTGCTTTGCATCATAATAAGATTACGAACTTCAGGCGTTAAATCCTGTACGGTTTCGTTCCATACTTCTTTAGCAAGAGCTCGCAATATTTTTTTCTGATAATCCCGTAGCTTGACGGTTTTTCGGCCTGCGTCAGTAAGAAATCGACAATATTTTTCAACAAAATATATGATGTCGGATGAACACGCATGAAATTCATCCATTTCTTCAGCCGTTAATTGATAAAGAATATTCTCAGCCTTTAACTCAATATCGCCCATGTGAAAACACGTCAAGTCAGTAGGAATTCCCATTCGCAGTTTTTCCAACGCCTGTTGAACTAGCTGGCTATTCCATATAGTTGTAGTTCCCATAAAATATTATTGAATTATCTGAGCATCGTCAATATTTGGAATGAGGCCTTCTTTATCTATATAGCCATTAGGAGTATTTAGGGATTTAACTCGATTAATTAATTCCTTTGTACCGCGAGTAACAACACCACCGTCACCAGTCGTTATCATTCCTTGGGGGCCTGCGTGTGGTCCAAGAGCTTCAGTTCTTTTTTCCTTAACATCCTCGCGGAAACCTTTATAAGTCTCACGTATTGCTTCTACTGTTTGAATTAATTGTTTGTTAAGTTCTCCAATTGTTTTAGACATTCCTGAAAACACTTCGAACATTCTTGCATTTACAAGCCCTAGATTAACTTGATCTATAAGAGCTTTTTGCATAACTTCGTTTGTTCGAAGCTGATATATCATGCCAGATAATGACATTACATCAACTCGAAGTTTATTTTCAAGATATTCATTATTATCAATCATATCTTCCGGAATAATAAACTTTATTGCGTTTTTAAGCATTATTTCAGCTTCAAGCTCACATTTTTGTCGAAGTTCTTCGAAGTTTACGTCTGTAACGGGCTCTGCTTTTAAACCTGGAATATTTTCTGCATTATTCGGAACGTTGTCTTTCATTTCATTCGGCGCTTTATCCAACATCTTACGCAGTTCCTCTCTTTCATCCTTTGCTTTCATAAAATTTTATTTTAAGTATATATATTATCGTTGTCGAGTTATATACGGCATTTTAACTATAGGCTCTGCAAGATCAGCCAAAATTAGCTGATCAGCGTCCTTTGAGAAGTATGCCATAAGTTCATTTGCTTGGTGCTCTTCTTCTATTGTAGCTGTGTACAATCTTAAGTTTGTTAAATACGCAGGAGATTTATTAACACTGTACTGTTGAACCATAAATGCCTGAGGCGTTAATTGAAGAGTTTCATAAAATACATTACGCATCTTTGAAACTTTATCTGTTTCGTGTTTAGTCCAAACATAAACATTATATTGTCTCCACGAGTTTCCAATGTTTACCACGACGCCGTACCATTGATTATCTAATAATTTATCATCCATTCTTACAATGTATGCATCATCATTAGGATATTCAGTTCCATAATTAATTGCGATATATTGATTTGCATAAATATTTGCTGATAATATATGATCTCCAAAAGCATCTATTCCGTCTATGATTGATATAGGTTCTTTTGTTATAAGTTTATATCCACGCTGAGAACTCCAATCGGCCCTAATTTGATTAAGTTCATTAATTACGAATGGACTTACTAAACAGTGCACTCGAAGAGGATTAATACTAATAGCAATGACTTTTGCGTAAAAATTAAGAGCACCTGGGCGCTGTATAGTTACGTAATCACCGAGATTAACGCTAGTAGCTTTTGCGGGTGTTGAAAGAGCAATCGTATAATTTATTCTTGATAATAATGAAGGATCGTATGATAAGAAAAAATCAGGATAAGCCTGAGGATAAACCTCATCAAACGATGCTGCTGTAATACTTAAAACATCGTATTCTTTATTAACTTCAGGTATTGTACGCGGCATAATCCAAGCAACTAAGCATCTATCAGAAGTTTCGGTTATTCGATCTTGGCCATTGTAAATAATTGCATCATGTTGTGAGGATGTTTGCAAATCATAATATGATTGAGCTGCTAAAGTGCCATAAATATCGATTGGTGTTGCAATTGTTGTTAACGATGCGTCAATAGATTTAAACTTATCTTTCATTGTTGAATTAAGTTGATTAAACTCAGGATCATTTACAAGCTTCTTTATTTCATTATCAATTGCAGGGCCAAATATTTCTTCAGTACTTACAGTATACATATCAATAGTTTCTTGAAGAGCAGCGCCTTCTTTTCTTGAAGCTTCTGGCATATATTTTCTAAGATTTAATTTCCAAGTTGTTTCTTGTTCCATAAATCCTCTTAAAAGATATGAAGATTCAACCTGATATAGTTTGTTAGACATCGGGAAGTATACTATATCTTTTTTCTGTGGTGCTGTTCCAAATCCGGCAATAGATTCCCAGTATCGTTTATCAATTTGAACTTCAACAGGAATTTCATATTCGAGGCCCATTAAATCAAAATTATATTTGCTGTCTGGCATTGTGCCATCAGGAATAATAACTTTAACATCCAAAGGACATTCTGCTACATTTGAAAGTGTATATTCTTGAAATATAACATCTTTCGATCTTTGTTGTGGAATTGCTCTAAACCATTTAACATTATATCCAAACATCTGATTAACGGTTGCATTTATTGCTACATAATTTTGAGCCGTAGCAATAATTTTATTAACATCA